AACACAATCAAGGCACAACACAGCCAAAGGCATTTATATAGGAGGCATTATTATGGCAACATTAGCAGAAATTCGTGCTAAACTTAAAGAAGCAGAATCACGCACAGGTGGTTCAAATCAATCAAGCGGCGGCGACAACGCAATCTACCCATTTTGGAACTTGAAGGAAGGCGAACAGTCTACTGTACGTTTCTTACCTGATGGCGACAAAAGTGCAGATTTCTTTTGGAAAGAACGTTTGATGATCAAACTTCCTTTCGCAGGTGTGAAAGGTGAAACTGATTCACGTCCAGTACAAGTACAGATTCCATGTATGGAAATGTATGGCGAGTCTTGCCCAATCTTAAACGAAGTAAGAGGTTGGTTCAAAGATCCTACACTTGAGGATATGGGTCGTAAATATTGGAAGAAGCGTTCATACGTATTCCAAGGGTTTGTAACTGAAAACGGACTTAACGAAGAGTCACTTCCAGAAAATCCAATCCGTAGATTTATTATTGGTCCACAAATTTTCCAATTAATTAAATCTGCTCTACTTGATCCAGATATGGAAGAACTACCAACAGATTACACAGCAGGTGTAGACTTTAGAATTGTTAAAACTTCTAAAGGTGGTTATGCAGACTACTCAACTTCAAATTGGTCACGCAGAGAGCGTCCACTAACTGAAGACGAAAAGTCAGCAATAGACAAGCATGGCTTGTTTAACTTGGGAGACTTTTTACCTAAAAAGCCTACAGATGTAGAACTTAAGGTAATGCAAGAGATGTTCCAAGCATCTGTTGATGGTGAAGCATATGATCCAGAACGTTTTGGTCAGTATTTCCGTCCAGCGGGAATGGCGGCAAGAACAGGTGATCCAAATGTATCAACCCCAGCGGCAACTACAACTGCACCAGCGGCACCAGCGGCTCAACCAGTAGTAGAAGCAACTGCACCAGCAGTAGAAGCAACTGCACCGGTAGTAGAAGCAGAAGCACCTAAAACTGATAACAAGGCGGAAGACATTTTAGCAATGATCCGTTCACGTCAGCAATAAGCAACTTAATAGGGAGTAGGCTTATGTCTACTCCCAACTTGCTAAAGGAGAAGTAATGGCTAATAAAGCATTTGACGTTTCTAAGTTTCGTAAAAACTTAACTAAGTCAATCACAGGTATGAGTGCAGGATTTCACGATCCAACTGATTGGATTAGTACAGGAAACTATGCACTCAATTATCTTGTAAGTGGTGACTTTAATAAAGGAATTCCACTTGGTAAGGTAACTGTATTTGCAGGAGAGTCTGGTGCAGGTAAATCATATATCTGTGCAGGTAACATTGTAAAGGCGGCACAGGATCAAGGTATATTTGTTGTACTAATTGATTCAGAAAACGCACTTGATGAACAATGGTTACAAGCACTTGATGTTGATACATCAGATGATAAACTATTAAAACTTAATATGTCAATGATTGATGATGTTGCTAAAACAGTATCAACATTTATGGCAGATTATAAAGAAATGCCTGAAGAAGATCGTCCAAAGGTATTATTTGTAATTGATAGTTTAGGTATGTTGTTAACACCAACAGATGTTGATCAGTTTAACAAAGGTGATATGAAGGGTGACATGGGTAGAAAACCTAAGGCACTTACAGCACTTGTTAGAAACTGTGTTAATATGTTTGGTTCACACAATGTAGGACTTGTAGCAACTAACCACACTTATGCATCGCAGGATATGTTTGATCCAGATGATAAAATTTCAGGCGGTCAAGGTTTTATCTATGCATCTTCAATTGTTGTAGCAATGAAAAAACTAAAACTAAAAGAAGATGAAGACGGTAATAAAACAACAGACGTTAAAGGTATTAGAGCGGGTTGCAAAGTAATGAAGACTCGTTATGCTAAACCGTTTGAAGGCGTACAAGTTAAGATTCCTTATGAAACAGGAATGAATCCTTACAGTGGACTTGTTGACTTATTTGAGAAAAAAGGTATTCTAACTAAAGACGGAAACCGACTTAAATATGTTTCAAGCACAGGTGAAGAAGTTAAAGAATATCGTAAAGCCTGGGAAGCAGGCGGTGATCTTCTTAATACTGTCATGAATGACTTTGCTAAGTTAACTGAAGAGGTAATTACTGAGGAACAGGAAGAGCCTGTAAAAGAACCAGTTACTGAGGAGTAAAAACTTTATGGATAGTTCACAAGTTGTAGACACATGGAATCTTTTTAAAGAACATATTGATAAAAAACATCTCGAAACAGTTGCAGAAAGATATATTGATCTTTTAGCAGACTACGGAGTGTCAGATGAAGCATTGAAAGATTCTTTAGGTGTTTGTGATCATCTCGATACGGCAATCAATTATTATCTTGATATTGATGATGAAATGACTGCCGAGGACGATGACTGGGATTAAGTATGTGGTATAGCAGAATATCAAAAGATATTAGCAAAATACCAGACGCCTTACAGTACTATGAAGACGAATTGGTTGAAG